GGGCGCGGTGTCGTTCGGCGCAACCTGGACAGGATCATCGGCGGTGGTGTCGGCGCGACCCTCGGCGGAACTGGCGATGCAATGGCCGCTCCCGGCGATGGCGACAGCGGCGGCTTGCCCGGTGGTGCTGCTACTGGCGCGGCGATCGGCATCTTCGGACCTCGTGCGCTGGCAGCGGCGGGAAGCCGTGGGTTCCGTTCAGCGGCGCGTGCGGTCCAGAGCCCGGCTTCGCGTGCAGGCTTTGACGAGCGTGTGGCATCGCGCGCTGTGCGCAAGGCGCTCCTCTCAGGCGGCATCAAGTCCGAGCAGGACGCCCTGAACGCTGCCCGCGCGAAGTTTGGCGACAAGCCCGCATCCGTGGCCGACCTTACGCAAGAGGGTGTCAGCACGACTGCGGGCATCTCGCGCCTGCCGGGTGCGACTGGAGAGGCAGCGCGTTCTCGCGGCGAGGACCTGATCCAGAACCGTGGTGGCCGGCTGGAGCGCGACATCGGCGGCGCAACCGGCGCGTCACCTGCAACCATTGCGGGCGACGTTGACCGCATGGTGGAGCTTGCTCGTGAGCAGGCGACCCCGGCTTACAACTCGCTGAAGGTGCAATTCCCAGCAGGAAGCCTTGCCAGCCCGCGCCTGACGCAGTTGAGCGAGATTGAAGCGCTTGCGCCCCACACCAAGGCGGTGGACGGTTATCGCAAGACGGTACAGGCGACGGAAGGCCGAGCCGTTGGCGACTTCGAATACTGGGATCTGGTCAAGCGCGACATTGACGCCAAAGAACAACAGCTCCTCGCCTCTGGCGCTACGCTGGATGACATCCGCGTGCGCAAGCTGGAAGACACCCGCAGCGCACTGGTGGAAGAACTCGACAAACTGATGCCGGACTATCCCGCCGCTCGCCAGTTAGGCGGTGAAGCGCCGAAGATGAATGCGGCGTTCAAACAGGGTCAGGGCCTGCTCGGCGGGCGCTACACGGCAGAGGATGTGTCCCGCGTTGCCGAGAGCGTTACAGGCCAGCCCCTGACCGCGCTGCAAGCGGGCGTCATCCGCTCTATGGTTGGCAAGACCGAAGGCGCAGGCGGCGCTGTTGCATCGCTGACGAGCGCAGGGGCGCGCAAGAAGCTGGAGCGCGTGTTCGGCAAGGGTCCAGCCGACGAGATGCAGGCTCGCTTCGCAGCGGATGCATCGATCGTGCAGAACGCCTCGCGCATGAACCCGAACGTTGGTTCCGTCACGTCTCAAGCCGAGATGGGCGCGGGCGGTATCCTTCCCACGGCTGCGGATCTGATCCGCATGGGTACGAACCCCATGCAGACAGCCCTGGCGGCCATGTCCAAATCCGGCAGCTACACCAAAGCCCAACGCGACCTCATGGGCCAGATGCTGCTGGAAGGCGTCACCCCCGAGAACGTTGCCCGCATCTTCGCCGGCAAGAAGCCCAAGGGCGGCGCTCCTACGCCTACGCCATCCCCAGCAGGACCGACAACCGGGCTAGGTGGCAGCGCATCATCCACAGTGGCGGGCGGTGTGGCTGGCGGGGTTCTGGCAACCGGGCTCGGCGGCGTTGCCAACGCGCAGGAGGCAGAAGGAAACAACGAGTTCCTAGGCCCATTGGCTCAAGAACGCGACCGCATCAAGAAGCTGGAAGCCGAGCTGAACATCATCGAGAACGGGACCGTCGAAGAGAAGCAAGCCTATCTGGCCGAAACGCGCGGCTTGAAGGTCAGCGCCGATGGAACGCCGGACGGCAAGCTCGGACCTGACACCCGCGCAGCCATCGCGAAGGCTCGCACAGAGCTTGAAGCGTCCATCAACGCCGGGCGTGAACGCGAAAAGACCATCTCAGGCAAGGCTGAGAAGCGGCGCGCTGAAATCGAGATGAAAGGCGCATTTGATCGCACGAAGCCAGACGGCATGATAGAACTCGCGCGCGAGCTGGGACCGTGGGTCGGTATCGGAGTGGGCGTTCTCGCTGGGGCGCTGATGCGTAAAGGCGCGGTCAAGAAAAACTCAGCAGAGTCGGCCATGAAAGCCGCATCGCTCAACAGGCTGGTCTCAGACGCGACGCCAACAACGTCCGACATAATGACCGGACGCAAGGCGATGGGCAAACGCGCAACCAACCTCAACGAGTTCTTTTATCAGGGCGGTGCTGGCAAGGCGGATAACCTGAAACAGCGCGTTGGCATGGAACCCAAGAAGGGCGTTCCATTCATGACTGACGACAATGGCGACTGGATGGCTAGACCCAACGCGAAGGAAGCGTTTGATCTGTTCAAGCCTGGAACCAAGCACTTCAAGATGATGGACATGGCCGTCATCGGAGCGTCGATGGCTGAATCCGAGTTCGCTGGAAATCTTGCCAAGGGCTTCCATGAGGAAGCGAAGGAAGCTCAAGCGGCAGTGGACAAGGCGCAGGAAGAAGGAAACGCGGCCAACCTCGAAATTGCTATGGCCCGGCTTGAGAGCGCAAAGAATGCCGAGGCTGCGGCCATTGCGTTCCAGCGTTTCGGTCAGGTGGCGGCGCTTGCCAGAACGGCTGGAGCGTTCAAGATGCCCTACGAGTACACACGGCCCAACGTCAAAAAGGCGCAGGCCGATCAGGCGCTAATCCTCGACGCTATCCGGCGCAGCGCTAACATCCCGTGAGAACAGCATCATGGCGCCGCCTGAGACGATCAGGACGATGCTCATCCACAGCGGCATGATCCAGGTCTGAAACGACGCGGGAAAGAACCCGTAGACGCCGAACGCCACGAACAGCAGGCCCGCAATCCAGAGCTTCATCTATCGCCTCGCAAATCACTCCGAGGCGGACGTTAACACGTCCTAACAATTACTAACAGCAGCCCGCCTAAAGCCGCGAGCGCCGCCGTCTTTCGTCTTCTGCGACTAGCAGGACGATTCCGACTGCGGTGAACAGGAACGGCCAGCCGCCCAAGCCTGTCCACAGGCCCCAGAGCACCAGACCCAGTCCGACCAATCCGAGCATAGCAACCCCTTCAGCAAATCAGGGGCCGAACATACCGTATATTCCAGTCGTTCCACAGTCCGACCGCCGCCAGCGGTACGGCATGGCGCCCCTGCGCCTGCTCAACATGTTCGCCGTCCCGATCCCTGCGGAGACTGGCAAGCCTGTTCGGGCAGCGCTTGTCCCAACGCCGGGCCGTGTCCAGCGTGTTGACCTCGGCGCAGAGATACAGGGCATCTACTGCGAGGCAGGTGTCCGTAGCGGTGCGCTGTTCGCGGTCGCAGGCGGGACGCTCTACAGCATCTCGTCATCGTGGGTAGCAACGTCCATCGGCGCAATCGGGGGCAGCGGCAATGCGGTCTTTGCCGGCCTGCGTGACAATCTCTATGTCGCACGCGCGGGCAAGCCGTGGCGCTGGAACGGCTCGGCGCTGACGCAGGTTGCGGACGTGGACGCGCCAGACGCCACCAGCCTGCTTGTCCTCTCTCAGCGTCTCGTCGCATCGGAAGCCGGGGCGGATACCTACTACTGGTCAGCCGTGCTGGATGGGACGGCATGGGAAGCGCTGGGCTTTGCCACGGCGGAACAGCGGCCTGACGAGATCCGGCGCATGGTTCGCCTGTCGGGCCAAATCCTCGCCCTTGGCGCTGGCAGCATCGAGATCATCCGCGCGACGACATCCACAACGCTCCCCTTCGCCAACATCACCGGCCAGTCGATCGATGAGACGGACGGCATCCTGAGCCCCGAAGCTTATGCGATCCGGGGCGACAAGCTGTTCCTCATTGGCGGCGATCTGGCGCCCTACGTCATGAACGGCTTCAGCATCAGCCCGCTCCCGCGCAATGGCGAGATGGAAGACGAGCTGATTGCCCTGTCTGCTGCCGATCGGCTGCTCGTGACGTGCCTGGCGTACAAGTACGGCTCCAACGAGTTCTTCAAGGTCCGCATTCCGAACAAGGCGGCTTTCGTCCTCAACACGACGACCGGCTTCTGGCATCGCGAACAGAATTGGGAGGAGGATACCTACCTCCCGCAATTCCACGCCAACGCATACGGCTACAACGTGCTGGCCGATGAGGGCGGGTCTGTCCTCTACACGCTGGACAATACCGTCTTTACCGATGCCGGGAACACGGTCGAGCGCATCGCCACGCTGCGCCCGTCCTTCGCGGACTATGAGACAATCGGCTCGCTCTGTGTAGACCTGCAAGCCTTCGGGCGTCCCGTAAGCGGGCAGGGCTCCAACCCTACCATCATGGTGGAAGTCTCAACGGATGGGCGCACGATCCGAGACGACACCCGCTCGGAAATCACGCTGACCCTCGGAGCGGACGGACGCTATCAGAAGCCCGTGATGTGGGGCCTTGGCATGGTGTCGCCGGGCGAGGCGACCAACATCTCGATCCGCATGACCGATCCCGCAGGCGTCACGATCTATGGCGCGTGGATCAATGAAGGCCAGCGCTCGTGACGGCCAACGTTCCGTTTCTGCAAGTGGGGATGAAGGTGGTCAACGATGACGGGACGCCGGTTGAATGGTTCCGTAACGCCTGGAATTCGCTCCTTCTCCGCACAGGGACCGAGACGGATAACAGCGTCGGCGGCATCATCAGCGGCGCGGCTGAACTGCAAGCGCAGATCGCCGCCGAGGCTGCGGCGCGCATAGCGGGGGATACGGCTGTTGCAGCGGCAGCGGCTGGAAGCTCTGGCGGCACAAGCAACGCCAACGTGTTCTCCAACGGCGTCAGCAGCGGCGCAACATGGGTCAGCATCTGCACGGTCACGCTGACGCCATCTGGCGCTGGCGGGGACTACTCCATCACGGTCAACACGGACCTCTATATCAGCGGCGGCTTGAGCGATGACGGCGCAGGCGCGGTCAGCTTCTCCGGCAACTGGCGCATCATCGAAGAACTGACAGGCGGCGGTACTGAGTACACGCTCGATAGCGGCACGTTTAGCGTCGATTACTCGCCCGCAGAAATCTACTCCGAAGGCGGCATCCCGTACACGGTCGGGCCGTTCTGGACCGCGACATTTGCGGGCTTCGCCGCAGGTCTGATCCCCGCAAACAACAGCGCGCAATCAGACATCCGCTTCGAGATCCAGCGCGCAAGCGGGACGAACGAAATCACTGCGCCCGGTCTTTCCGGTTCAATGACTGTAGCTTGGACGGCTTAATCACATGGCTAAAAACATTTTCGGGCTCGTCCACACATTGCTGGACGACAGCGGAGCTTTGGAACCGGGCGGAACCATCGAGGTCTATGACGCCGGAACCACGACGCAACGGACGGTCTATTCCGATCGCGCGCTGACGACAACGGCGGGCTATCAGATCACGGCAGACGCAGCGGGACGCCTTCCAGAGCGGTGGCTTGCGGACAGCGTGATCGTCAAGCTTTTGTACAAAGACAGCTCCGGTGCGCTGCTTGCGACCCGTGACTATGCGAACGACAACGCGAGCGACTCCACGGACCCGGTCAACGCCACGGCCTACGGCTTCAAGGTCGGCGGCGGCAACTCGGACGCTACAGCCAACACCACGGCGCTACAGGCAGCGCTTGACGCTAACTACTGGGTCCAGCTTCCCGAGGGTACGGCGTACATCAACAAGATCACGCACACGCGCTCGAACCGTCTCTCGGGCGCGGGGCAGAGCGCAACGATCCTGTATCGCGCAAACAGCCTGAACGACAACGTGCTGTTCGCCTCTGCGCGCAATGACATGATCTACGAAGACTTCACTCTCAACATGAACCGCGCCAACAATACTGGCTCTGGATCGCATGGCGGCATCCGTCTCGAAGGCGGCTGTTCGCGCTGGCGGTTGAGCAGGGTTAAGGTCACGGGCGCGCGTGGCCTGTTCTCCGGCTCGCCCGTAGGCGCTGGCATGTCGTCAATCGGCGGGGGCTCAAATGGGCAACTCGATAATTGCTGGTTTGATGACTGCTATGATGGGGTTGTGCTGTCGGCCCACACTGATGCGAGGGACGTAGCCTCTTGGTACACAGCCAACACGCGCAACGGATGCCTCGTCGCATCGGCCTCTGACCGCTTCGAGTCGCATGGCGTTTATGCGGTTGGCAATTCCACGACCTACGGCGGCGCTGGCCTCCAGATCATCGATAGCCCCGACAGCAAGACCTACGGCGGGACGTTCAATTCCAACACGCTGGGCCACGGCTTGCAACACAACGGCGCGGATCGGTGCGAGGTCCACGGGGGCACGTTCAACAGCAACGGCATCTCCGGGCTCGATTTCTTCGACAGCATCGACGGCAAGGTGTTCGGCGGATACGCATCGAGCAACACGGTTCGCGGCATCGAGATCGACAGCGCTTCGAACGGCTGCGTTGTCACGGGTATGCAGTGCGTGTCGAACACTGACGTTGATATCAGCATCTTCCGTTCGGCTGACGTGCAGCTCAATGGCTGCGAGGGCAACGTCAGGGCGTGGGATAGTGGCTCGGTATCAACGGCGACAGTCTCGGCGGGCGGTACTGGCTACACCGTTGGCGACGTGCTGACGCTTGTCGGCGGGACGAAAGCCACGGCGGCAACGCTTACGGTTGCGACCCTTAGCGGCTCTGCTGTGGCGACTGTCACGGTATCAAACGTGGGCAACTACTGGACCTTCCCGACAGAGCCTGCCTCGGTCACGGGCGGCACGGGCAGCGGCGCAACCTTCAACTTCGTGGGCGTTGCCGAGGCGTCCAGCACATGCCCGCGATTGCAGATCGACGGCGGGCATCGCTCCGACACCATCCTGCTTGTCACCGACGCCTGTACCGATGTCCGTTTGACGCACGTCAAGGCGACCACGGTCACGGACCAGTCCAGCGAGATCGTCTCTGCGGTTGGCTGTTCTAACTTCGTGATGCCGAAGCTTACGCTGACCCTTGCCGCATCGTGGGTCGCATACAACGCATCGTGGCAGGAGCCGGTCTACTGGAAGACAAGCGAGCGGACGGTACGTGTAACCGGATCAATCAAGGACGGCACGACAACCGCTGCAACCGTTATTGCAACGCTGCCTGCCGGATACCGCCCCGCCAAGGTGGAGGGGCCATTTGCGGTCTTCGGTTCGGGCGGGGCTGTTGTTGCAGTTTATGTCAACACGAACGGGCAGATCACCGCGCAGACAGCGCTTAGCGCCACGCTGACGGTTCTGGATCTTGAATTTGACGTTGCCGCCTGATCTCTCGAGAGGATTTCCCATGCCCGCCTTTGCTTCAGACGGCACCGTCTCCTGTCCATTCCCCGCCGCGTGGCTGGAGTTCTTCAACGCCGACAAGGACAAGTGGCCGGCGAATGCCTACCGCACGCCGGATTGCAGCGCATCGCGCGAACACTCGCACGGCTCGTTCGTCGCGGCCCTGCCGGATGGCTCGTTCCCGCCCGTGTTTCTCTGGGATGAAATCAACTACCGCGTCATTGCCAAGGGCGCAGACGGATCAGTCGTGGCGACGATCGAGCGCGTGACGTCGGATTCGGAGTTCGTCGGCACGGCAGCGCCTGAACCTGCGGTGGAGCCAGAGCCGCAACCAGAACCCGCGCCTGTGATTGACCTGGCCGCAGAGAACGAAGCGCTGCGCCGCCGGATTGCAGAACTTGAGGCAATGGAAGCCCCGCTGCTTCCCGCCCCTGATGCGCTCATGAGCGATTACGGGCCGGTGGGCGGCGACGACATCACCGGCGACATGCTTCTCGACGCATTCGAAGAGAACGAAGCCGAGACGGTGGCCGTGGTGCAGACGCTGTCAGCGCTCCGTCTCAAACACCTGTCAGAACAACTCAACGTTGAGCGCGCGAGACTGGATCGGGAGCACCAGGCAACGGGTGTCGCCAATCCCCGGAGCGCATCGATCGACCGTCTGCTGGGGCTGCTGACGAGGCGCGGCGAGGTCTAAGGGACGAGCTACGGGGCAGGGCATGACCGACATAATCCAGCGCGAGATCGCAGAGATCGAGCGCCAGCGCGATGCGTTCGCGCGCCTTGATCGCATCGGCAATGCTGAGCGTGATCTTGCAGTATTGCGGACCCGTTTTGAGGCGGCGTTCGACACGTTTTTGAAAGAGCTTGAACGATCGGTTTCTGGTGAAGACCTGAAGGAACTGAAGCGTGAATGGGAGATGGCTTTGCGTGACGCGATGAACGGCGTTTCTGATCTGGTGAAGACGGCGAACGATCAGCAGTCAGCGGCCATCATCAGCCGTGTCGAGATGATGCTTCTGCACCAGCACGAGCGGGCGGCGGAAGAAGCCAAGCGTACACGACAGGAGTTCATCCGCTACGTGGTCGGCTTCGCGCTGACCATTCTTAGCGCGCTGCTGATCTTCTGGATCACTGAACGCGCATAAGCGCAACACAGGGGCAGGGCATGGGCAAATTTCTGGACACTTTCCTCGAATTTAAGAACGAGGCAGACGCGACCCGCAAGGGCGCCCTGCTGGCGGTCATCATCATCACGCTTGGCCTTGCCTCGCTGAGTGTCACTGGCGTCGTCGCGACTGCCAACTGGTCATGGCTTTCTGCGCTGCCCATCATCGCGTTGGTTTTCGCGGTCCTCGGCGCTGAACTGCTCGCGACCGTGGCGTTCATTCGAATGCTCACCGCATCGACGATGGCGCGCAAAGTAGCTGGCTCTTTCATCTTTTTGGGCCTGGCCGCGATCGGCGTCCACAATGCGGAGAACGGGGCAAAGGTCGTCTGGCCCGAACGCTTTGCCGTCTCATCGAGCAGGCTCGCAGCAGAGGCTGAACTGGCCGGCGAGGAAGCAGCGACACTGGCGACGGCGCAGGATGCAGCCATCGGCGGGACGGGCGCAGAGCTTGAGCGCGTGCGGACGCAGATCGCGGAACTGAAAACCGAACAGCAGATCATGGCTTCGATGTCCCCGGAGGGCATCAGCAAGGCTCAAAGCCTCCTGCTCGCTCAGGGCCTCTACTTCGGTTCGGTCGATGGCATCAGGCAGGACAAAACGGAAAGCGCCATGCGGGCGCGGGGCGAGGCCATCCAAGGCGAACTGGCAACGCTGAAAGCCCGTGAAGATGGGCTCATGCAGGGGCAGGCAAGCCCCGTCCAGAAGGCCAACACCGACAAGCG